GTCAGAAACAACAAAGTTTTCACCAGAAGAATTGGATCAATTATCTAACCTGCGTAAATCATATGAAGCTAAGATATTAGAGTTTGGTCAATTGGAATTAGAAGTATTTTTAACAGAACAACATGTTGAACAGTTAAAAGAAGCTAAGGTAACACTACGCCAAGATTACACAAATCTTCAAACGCAAGAACGTACATTACTTCAAGAATTAAATACAAAGTACGGGTCAGGCACTGTAGACGTAGTAATTGGAGAATTTATTTTGAATCCTGCACAATAATATAGTGTTTGGCAAGTTGCTTTGATATTTATATGAAACGTGTTAACAATAAATTAGGAGCAAACTAATGGCCGAAAAAATTATATCTCCCGGAGTATTTACGAATGAAGTAGATCAGTCGTTTTTACCTGCGGGAGTTGCTGCAATTGGCGCTGCAATCATAGGACCTACTGCAAAAGGACCAGCAGGTATTCCTACCACTGTTACAAGCTATTCAGAGTTTGTACAAAAGTTTGGTGGAGTACTTACTAGTGGTTCTGGAGCATCAGAAGGAAGTTACAAGTATTTAACTAACTATGCCGCGCAAGAATATTTAAAATATGCAGATACATTAACAGTAGTACGTGTGTTAGCTGGAGCATATGGCCCGGCATCATCATTTGTTACTCAATCAATTGGTGCTGGATATTCATTTAAATTAACTACTTTAGCTGATGGCGCTGTATTAAACAGTGGTCAAGCAGTAGCATCGACTACATTAGGACGTGGTACTAGTTCAGATGAAGGAGCTAATAATATCTTATTAAGCGGAAGTGCTACCAATATTCGTTGGGAAGTGTCTACCGTTAATACTGCGAAAGGTACATTTACATTGACAGTTCGTCGTGGTGATGATACATCTCGTAGAAAAACAATCTTAGAGCAATTTAATAATTTGACTCTAGATCCTAATTCACCTGGCTTTATTACTAGAGTAATAGGTGACCAAGTATATACAGTACGTGATAGTGGCGGAACAGATCCGTTCCTTCAATTATCTGGTTCATTCCCTAATAAATCTAGTTACATTCGTGTTGAGGCTGTAAAGTCTACATTGAATTATTTAGATTCAAACGGTAATATTCGTGTAGGAGCTGCATCTGCATCTCTCCCGGCTGCTGTATCAGGAACATTTGCTCAAGGAAGTGATGGTACTGTTCAACATCCACAAGCATTCTTTGAAACTATTAGCAATACTAATACGCAAGGATATAACTTAGCTACAGGTAATACTGGATTAAATGCTTATATTGATGCAATTCGTTTGTTAAAGAACCAAGATGAATATGATATTAACTTATTAGTGTTACCTGGATTGGTTGATAACTATCCTAATCATGCTGTAGTAATTTCAGAAGCATTAGGAATGGCAGAAGATCGTGGTGATTGCTTCTTAGTATATGATCCAGTAGAATATGGAGCTGCACTTTCAACTGCTGCAACTGCTGCCGGAACGCGTGATAGTAACTATGCTGCTGTTTATTGGCCATGGGTTAAAATTCCAGATGCAGATCTAGGAAAGAATGTATGGGTTCCTGCTTCAACCTTGATCCCAGGTGTATATGCATTCAATGACCGAGTAGCTGCTCCGTGGTTTGCACCAGCAGGTTTAAATCGTGGTGGTATTGATATTGCAATTCAAACCGAACGTAAATTGACTCTAGCTAATAGAGATAGTTTATATGATGCATCTGTTAATCCAATTGCAACTTTCCCTAATAGCGGTGTTGTTGTATTTGGTCAAAAGACTTTGCAAAAGAAATCATCTGCTTTGGATCGTGTAAATGTACGTCGTTTATTGATTGCTGCTAAGAAGTTTATTGCTTCAAGCACCAAGTACCTAGTATTTGAAAATAATACGGCTGCTACTAGAAACAGATTCTTGAGCATTGTTAATCCTTATTTTGATAACATTCAACAACGTCAAGGTTTGTATGCATTCAAAGTAGTAATGGATGAGACAACTAATACTCCTGATGTAATTGATAGAAATGAAATGAGAGGTCAAATATTCCTTCAACCTGCTAAAACGGCTGAATTTATTATTGTTGATTTCAATGTTCTACCAACAGGTGCAAGTTTCCCTGAATAGAATTTAGAGAAACAGAAT